ACCGCGCCCTTACCCTTGCAACGGCGCTGGCACAGCGCAATCTGGATGCACTGGACACCTTCCCCAGCCCGAAGTTGATACAGCTGCAGCAATCTGCCCGCGAAGAACCCCTGCTTAAAGCTGTCGGTGACATTGACATCGGCAGGATGAATGAGAACATCATCAGACAACGAGGAGGAATTGAAGATGGAGAAAACCTATAACCCCGCGCTGATCCAGCGCACGCAGCGCTACATGGAGACGCACAGCATCAGTCAAAATCAGTTTGCCGCTAAAGTGAATCTTTCCAGCGCGGCACTGAGCAGCTACCTCAATCAGAAGTATAAAGGCTCGGTGGAAGCCGTCGAGCGGCAGCTGAGCGAGTTCTTCAAGCTGGATGAAGAGGCCGAGGCCGCCGCCGAGAAGACCGCCAGCCTGCTGCCACGCGCGGCGTATGTGCCGACCAGCATCAGCGAGGATGTCTGCCAGAGCATCCGCTTTGCCCAGCTGGAGCATTGCATGGTCGTGCTGCACGGTGACGCGGGCGTCGGCAAGAGCAAGGGCGCACAGAAGTTCCTGCGCGACCATCCCACGAACGCGGTGGGCATCAGCATCACACCCAGCACGGGCACACTGAACGGCTCTATCAAGCTGCTGGCCCGCGCCCTGCGCGTGCCGGAGTGCCGCAACAAGATGGATCAGATGATGGCACTGCGTTCCCGCCTTGACGGCACAAACTGGGTCATCGTTATTGACGAAGCCCAGCACCTCAAATATGCGGCGCTGGAAGAAATCCGCTCCCTGACGGACGACAACCCCATGACCGGGGAGCACGGTGTCGGCGTGGTGCTCATCGGCAATAGCGAGGTGTACAGCCGTCTGCAGGGCCGCCAGCAAGCGCAGTTTGCGCAGCTGTTCAGCCGCATCCGTATGCAGCGCGAGTACACCACCCGCAAGGTCAAGGAAGATGACGTGCGGAAGCTGTTCCCAGTGCTTGCCGAGCAGGACGCCCGCAAGGAAATGGACTTCCTGCTGAGCGTCTGCCGCAGTCCGTGGGGCATTCGCGGCGCAATGAACCTGTACACCAACGCGGCCAGCGCCAACGATGTCAGCTATGAAAATCTGTACCGCATGGCCGCCCACATGGGCATTGGTATGCTGGGGGCAGTTTGAGGAAAGGAGTTTTTTAGATGAATTTGAAGTGCGGATATTTTACCGTGGGCGGCATCATGTGCGGCTCGCTGGTGGGCATCTTCGTCGGAGCGTTGGCCGTGAACGCCAGCCTCGGCTACATGATCCTGCTGCTGGGCGCGTGGGGGCTGTGCCTTTACATCACATCGCGCAGCCTTATGGACGATGCCCGCCGCGAGGAAGCGGTGCTGAACCAGCCCGCCGAGGAATTTGACGACCCCGACGAACTGCCGCCCCTTTACTGGGAGGGCTATGACCGGGGCTATGAAGAAGCCCTTGAAAGTATGGCCTACACCCGCCCGCCGCGCGTGCGGCCCCCGAAAAGCAAGAAAAAAGGTGCTTAGTTTAACAACACCCCTGCGGGCAGACGCCCGCGCCTTAATGCAGCCGCCCGGATGGGCGCGGGTCTCAAGCCCCGGCAAATGCAGAGAGAGGAAGGAGCGTTTTTGTGAAAAAAGAAGATTGGGAAAAGGCAAAGAGTAGACTGCGTGCTCCACTCGGACAAGTCGATTTACTGTGCGATGGGTACAGCGTCACCCTTGTCAATGAGTGCATCAGCATGTTCCGCAATGGAATAGCGGTGTATGTCAATGGCGAAATACGCGGTTCATGGTTTGTGCAAGATTGCGAGGAGCGCCGGAGGTTTATCCCTCAAAAGGAAACTTCCTTGATGTCCCGCAAGCAGATTGCCGCCTATAACAAGATGCCGAAGAAAGACCGGGGGCTGCTTAAAAAGTTCCGCGAGAAAACCTTCACGGCCTATCAGACACACTGGACGAACTGGCAGGCGCTTGTCAAGCATTTTGAAGCCAACAATGCCGACATCCGCCTTGTCACGCCGCAATAAAGCAAAGGAGTACATATCTATGGCAAGAAAGAAAGTAACCAGCGTTCCGGCACTGGCCGACTGGGGCGCAGTGGACAACGCCCTGCGGGACATCCGGGAATGCCAGCACACGCTGGCGGAAATGGCTGTCCAGCGTGACCGCCAGATCGACAGCATCAAGGCCGACTACGCACAGGGGGCTTTGCCGCTGCAGAACCGGGTCAAGGCGCTGGAAAGCGAGGTCAAGGCATACGTTGATCTGCATCGGGCCGAACTGGACGGTAAGAGCCGCGCTCTGAACTTCGGCACTGTCGGCTACCGTGTCAGCAGCAAGCTAATGCTTGCCAGCAGCCGCGTGGCCGAGGCCATCGCCACGCTGAAGGTGTTGGGGCACACCGAGCTCATCAAGACTACCGAAACCCTTGACCGCGAGGCGCTGAAACGCCAGCCCGGTGATATTTTGCAGCAGGTGGGCGCTTACATCCGCACGGTGGATGAGTTTTACTATGATGTGAGCAGCAAGGAGGCCGATGCATGATGACTTCTATCGCAGGCGGACTGAACACGGGCATCTGGCTCTGTGCTGTGGTTCTGGGTGCTACCGGGAGCGCCATCATCGTAACGGTGGCGGCATCGCTGCTGTGCGCAGGCGTGAAGTGCATCGTTAAACATTTTAAGAACGGCGGCTGACGCCGGGAAGGGAGGCTACTTATGGCCGGGAGCGGATGCAACGCTTATCAAATCCGAAAAATTTACGCTATCGGCGGCGCTCTGGGCATGGTGAAGCGGAACGAGGAAGACGACTTGCTGCATGAGTTGGTCGAGGGCATGACCGGGAAAAAGAGCATTAAAGCCTTGACCTACGGC